GTCGATTAGGTTCTGGACGTCCATCAAAGACTTTAGGCTGGACGCGCATGCTGAGGCGTCGGTGGCCACGTACTCGACCTGGCCAAAGGCTTGGGCCGTGCGCCCGGCGTACACCTGTGTCAGGGTGAACGGCAAGAACTTGTACTCGTATGTCAGCTGGGTGGGCTTGTGCGATCGTGGGTTGATCCCGGCAAAGTGAGCGTTGCCAGAGGCCAGGATAAACGCTGTCTTGAGCGGTCGCTCACGAATCATGGTCACCAACTCTGGGTCCAATACTTTTTGCGCCAGGCGGTGGGGGGCGTAAAACATCCCGGACTTGACGCGAGCATAGGTCTCGGGGAACCAGTTGACCTTCTGTGGATAAGCAATGTCCTCCAGCAACTCAACGTGGGTGGAACATGCAACTCTGTAGTGGGTCAAGCATGTCATTTGATCTGCTCCATGGCCGACTCAATTGACTCTGGTTCTTGCGTTTTGTGCAGCATGATCAGGTCAAACATTTCTTGAACAGTTTTGGGCTGGAGCTCTTTGGCGACTTCATCGTCAATGCCGTATAGCTCCGACATGTACATGGCCACCATGAGCATGTCCAGGGAATCAAGTGACCCATCTTCAAACCGCTCTTCCATGGATTGGATTGGAACAAATTCGTGATGAGCAGGCCTGGCCACTCGGGCAACTTTGTTGAGCAGTTCAATAAAATCGATCATGGTTTTCCTTTGGTTTATCCAACTTTCCAGTTGGTTCCATCAGAATATACCGGAACAGCCACTGTTCCACCGCCCACGACAGTAGCGCCAAACGATGGCGCAAGGGCGTTGTTTACGAAGGCGCGAGACCCCGCTCCAGAGGTGCTGGCGCTTGGAAGCGTGGCAACGGTGTACGGCCCAGCAGCTTCTAATTGGCTCACAATCTTGTTGAGCTGGTTGAGGTACAGCCGCAAGACGTTATTGAGCTGGTCTTGAAACCGCTGCTCGTATTGCGCTGGGGCAAGCGGAAAATTTGGAACCGCAACTTGACTGAGTTCGTCGGTGGAAGTGACAAGGCGACTCATCAACGCCTCCCGTCCTGCTTGATGTCAATTCGCGGCGAGCCAAGCTGCCAGGCACAACCCAACTGGTTGGACTCCAGCTGCAAAATCATTTGCCGCCCCCGCACTCTGACATATACCTGGCCAGTGAACTGTTCAATTGGAACTGTAGCCGTGCGAACAATTTCGGCGCTGTCGCTTCCCGCTACGGAAGTTGGGTTGTTGTACCCAGATCCGGAGTTTTGCATTGGGATGAGCGTCATAGTGGCTTGTGGGTTGGCGGTGCTAGACCCCCTAAAAGTAATGTCTGGCAGGATGCGCCAAACAAAACCAAAATGATTGCCGTCATCAATATCAAACTCAGCCGAACTGATAATGGAATAAATTGGTTCTGGATCACCGGTTGAGTTATCGTCCACGCCAGACTCGTGATACACCACGTTGTTGATGTAAGTGGCCGCCATCGGTGAAGGACGCAATCCAGAATCCAGCCAAGCCGAGCGTGCCATAGTGCCGTAATACCACGCGCCTTCCCCGTTGTTTTCAATGTAGTTGTATACAACATACCGGTCAATTTCTTGTGAGTTTTGACTGCAATAAAAGAACCACACTTCGTTGTAGCCTTCATTGGTGCTTGCAAAAAATTGATCGGACTGCTCCACGTTGATGTCGTCGTAAATAAATTGCCGCAGATCGCAACGCAAGGTCTGAACCCGGCCGTCGTATTTGTAGAATTTATCCACGCCCATCCAGTACACCGTACCGGAAGCAACTGAAATTGCGTTGGTACCAATGATGGAAATGTTGTCGCCTAGCAACTGAGAACCCCAAACAGCAGGGGGCCCCAAATATTGCAGAGAGTAAATTGCCGAATTAGTCAGCACAACAATCTCTTGTCGAGTTTGCAAGGCGGTCACAATCTTGGAGCCGTGAGATAACAGCAAACTGCCCGCCTGATTTGTTGCGGACGGCGTCCAATCTAATATTGACTCCTGGTCTGACCAACGAATCAACATCGGGTTTTGGTTAACGCTGCCGTAATCGTTGACGCCAAATGCAAATACAAACCGCGAAGTATCTGAAACTGTTAAATAGTTTTGCACCAGCGGAACGTCTGTTGCTCCTAGCAGGCTGGAAATTAACACCCCACGAGATGCCACCCCGCCAGCAAGGTCCCAGTAATACAAAGGCCCACCGCGATAGCCAAACACCAAATTTTCACCAAAGTTCTTTTGCTGCCAAAGACGAATTGGTGCTGAAGACGAAGTGCCAGAGCTCCATGTTCCAGAGCCCCAGCTGCCTGCGCCCCATCCAGTAATTGGGACTGCGTCGGCAGCGCCAATGTTGATTTGGTAGGCAGCCGTAACTGAAGCCCCTCCGTAAGAGCCTGCAGCAATTGCTATTGGTGTTGTGATTGTGTAAGTGTCGCCTGTTAATACAGTAATCTGAAACTCAGCATTAAACGTAGAGGCGTACGTGCCGGTGGCACCGCTGAAGGTCACAAAATCACCCGTCTGCCCACCGTGCGCAGTATCCGTCACAGTAACGGTGGTGGTACCACTTCCTGCAAAGGGGTTTGTATTGATAACGCTGGTGGCACGCAGCGGCGTAATGTCGTTATACGCCCCACCCAGTTCAATGTAAAACTTTAAATTGGTGCCAACGCCAAGCAAATTAGCGCCGCCCAACGTCACCCAGTTCCACAAAGAACGGCAAATGCCCTGGAAAAAGTTTGCGGAAAGGCGTGTCCAGCCGCCGATGATTTCTGGCGTGCCTTGACGAAAGCGAACCTTATCTGACTCGTACCAACCACCCTCGGTGGTGTACCGGGTGTTTTCGCGGTTGACTCCGGGTTTGAGTAATAGCTTTTTGAGTGGCATGGTTTACCTCAGTTGCGACATTTTCGCACTTAACTCAAGAACAGCGCAATCTCGGCTTCCCGGCGTTTGACCAGCCCCGGCAAGACTTTGCCGCCGCCTTTGGTCCAAACACGAAACGCCTCGGCAGCACCCTCCCAATCTCCCCGGTTGGCCCTCATGCGAATGGTGCTGCGCTGGAGGTTGCCTAGTCCAAAGTTAAATGAAATAGAGACCAGAGCGTCAAAGCTGCCTTGACGGCCAACAACGCCGGGAACAAGTCGAAGAACACCCCGTTCAAAAGTTTCAACGTCAATTCGGAATAGTTCGTCGATCTCCGTTTTTGTCCAGACACGGTTGTCCTCCGGTTTTAATGGCATCTCTTTGCGGATCATGGGAGTCTCTTTGCCTTCCACGCGCACCACGGGTAGCCTGATCTGTTCTTGGTACAGCACGTGACCGTAGCCGATTGTCCAGATGTGCGCGGGGCAAAGGTAAGGACGAGAGCGAAAACCCTCGTACTTGTGCATCAAGTCTTCCCCGGCTTTGCTCAGTTTCACTTCTTGCTCCAGCCGCGAGAGCCAAACCAAAACCCAATAATTCCGCCCAGCATGGCCATCTCGTCAGAGCTGAAAATCAAATCGGCGTACTTGATAACATCGTCGATGTTCTGGATCAGCCCGGGATGGTTCCACAAGTACCAAGCCATGAAGGCGTTAATGGCCACCAGCTCCAGCACAAAGATGTAGGTCACCGTGGGGCGCACGGTGCCAACGTAGCTGGACACCCATGTGGCTGCCTTCTCAAGCACCTTGGCATCGTGTGCCAAAGCCGCCTCGGTCATCCTGGCGTCAGTTTCCATCGCCACTTGGTCGGTGCGGATTTCCTCAATCTTGGCTTGCGCCGCAAAACCAGCGGCAGCCAGTTGCAGTTCTTTCTCGGTTTGTACACGGGCCAGGGCCAGCTCGTGCTTTTGGTCGGCCTTGTTCTGGAAGTATTCCAGCAGCTTGGGAAGACCGGAGATCAACAGACCCCCGAGAGTTGAGAATAGTGAAAGCATGGTTTACTCCCTTGCGGCGCTGACTTTGTCGCCACCTTTGGTTACGGTTACTTTGTCGCCCACCACGTCCACGCGCATAGGCTGCTCTTCGCGGTCGAGCTTGTCGAGCTTGTCGATCAACTGCTTCATAACCTCAAACTCGGGCTTCTCTTGCTTGGGGTTTGCCCCAGCAATGCCGTTGAGCATGGAGATCAAAGCAGTCAGTGCAGCGCCAAGCAGGCCCATCACCGCAGCGATCTTTTCGCCGTCCAGCACAATGGACGCGCCCACGCCGATGGCAATGATGAGCGTGATGTAAAACAAGCCGCCTTCGCCAATCGCCTTGCCAGCAACTTCCTTGGCCGTGTTCTGTGCGTTTATCTTATCCAGCTCCACTCTGGCTTGCGCTTTGATGATCGCTAATTCATGCGACATGTTTACTGGATCAGTCATGGCGTTCTCCTGAGAATATTGGTAGCATCAGTTGCCCCTTTTGGTTAGCATGGCGCTGGCGATCTCCAGCATGAATCTTACTTGCTCAATGTCTTTGGGCTGCTCTGTCCAGCCCACTGTAACCTGTCCCACAAACCTGTGGCTGTCTGGCGGAACGCTCACCCGGCAGGTGTACGCCACACCCTTCTCCAAGTACCACAGGCCCACCTCGCTCTGCGCGTAGCGGTACTCACCGCACGGGATCTCGTTGGTCATCAGCCGAACCACATCCGCATTGTTGGCCGAGTTCTGGCTGAACAGGCCAACATCAATGTCTTCGATCGTCTTATCCCTGCCGTCTTTGGTGTAGGCCCGGTACAGCACCCGGCTGTTGAACAGGGGGTTGACTTTGAAGATCGCCACCACCGTGGCGTTGGTCTTCTTGAGCAGCATGGAGCTTGCGTCATCGGCTCGGCCGGTGTTGATCTCGGGCAGCTTCTTGGATTCCTTGTAGGCGTCCATCATGAAGGTTTGGTTTTGCCACAAGAAGTACCCGGCAAAGGCCACCACGCCCATGATGAGGATGGCAAACAGCTTAAACGGCGAGTCCACATACCCGAGCACCTTGTCGAGCGTTGTGTTGGCGTTCAGCTTCTCGTCGCTCATCTCAGATGCTTCATGTAAATGACAAGGCCACCGATCATCAGCCCAGCCAAGACAATCACTGCCATGCCTATGGCTATATATTCAACAATTTGCTCAAGTCTTTCTCTGCGGCGGATGGCTTCCCGAACCGCTGCGTCTTTGGCCTCGCGGCGTTGCCTAGCCGCTTGGGCTTGGAACTTGAGCCAGTCACCCCACATGCCCGGACGGCCAGCGTAAACCATGCGCTCACGCAGCTCTTCTTCTTGCTGGCGCAGTTGCTCCAGCGCCATGAACTCTTCAAGGTCCGAGCCGCCGCCTTTTTTGGTGGCTTTTTCTTGGATCGCTGCTTTGTTGTCAAAGTAGTCAAAGACCCGCGAGCCGAGCTGGTGCAGTTCCTTGCCGTTGGCAAGCGCGGCCTTGATGACTGCAAAGGCGGCATTGGCAGCAGCAATTTCTGCAATCATGTTTGTTGCCCCAAATTTTTACGAGTTACTTGTAAACAACGCCCCGCTGTCGCCCACAGCAATGAACTGAAACGAATCCCAAATAATAGACCGGAATGTTCCGCTGTAAGCAGCTGATGGAGTTATCGTGCTCCACGAATTGAATGCGTCAATTGATCTATAAACTCGTGCTTGAGAAGTTTGAATTGGCCCTACCGCAATAGTTTCGTTTCCTGAAAACGCCACCCCTAAAAGCGTTCCGTTCACCCCGCCAGGCCCAATTGATACGCCGCTCCAAGATGTTCCAGTAAAGCTTTTTAAAACTCGTCCATTCTCGCCCACAACAACAAATTGATTGCCTGCCCAAACCGCATCCCACAAACCATCTGATACGCCAGAAGGTTGATTTGTCCACGAAACCCCGTCGGAACTTGTCAAGATTTTTCCAATGTCTCCAACAATTACGTAAGTAGAATTTCCTTTGGTTGCTCCGCGCAATGTAAGTGAAGTTCCAGATGTTCTTGCCGTCCAAGATGTACCATTGGTGCTAGTAAAAATTGCTCCATTGGCACCAGTAGCAATTAACAAGTCTTCTGCTAAATCCACGCTAAAAAGTTGGTCTACGCCGCTTAACCTTGTTGTCCAAGTAGTGCCATCCGGACTGGTTGCAATTACGCCTTGAAAGCTACTATCAAACCCAGCGACAATAAAAAGACTGTTGTACCAAGCTATTGACCTGCCATTGGCAAACGGAAGGGCTATGCCGGTATTTGTCCACCCAGTGGTGCCGTTAACACTTCGCGTTACAACCGTGTCTCCAATTGCTACACGCAAAGCTCCAGACGAGGCAACACTCCAAAGCCTATTAGAGCCAACATCCGCATTTCTTGAAACCCAAGTTAGACCAGTAGGGGTTGGCGGTGACCCCTCGCCACTGGCAAGCAAAATCATGTTAATTCCACTCATGCCAAGTTCCCGGAAATTACACACACTGTGCCGCTAATAAACAACACAGTACAAACTCCTCTGGTATTTAGGACGGCAACTGACTGGTCGGCATTAACTCCAGCTTTGTATGCTGTTGTGATAGTGCAGGTAATTACAATGGTTCCGGCAGTGTTGTTAAAAATTGACACAACATCACCAGCAGAAAAAGTGGCGTCTGGAATGGTGACTGCCCCGCCCGATCCAACTTGTATAAATTTTCCAACGTCAGAAGTCGTCAAAGTGTAAGACGAAGTTTTTTCCGAACCAGAAACTGGGACATCTCTAAATCCAATGGACTCTCCGTCAACCGTCCCGCCGGTAACGGTTGGACTGGTCAATGTTTTGTTTGTCAGAGTTTGCGTGTCCGTAGTACCAACAATGTTGCCAGTCGGCGCGGTAACAACGGTCACCGCAGAAGTGCCATTGCCTTTCAAGATGCCCGTTAAAGATGTTGCGCCCGTTCCGCCATTTGCGACCGCCAGGGTGCCTGAGAACGTTGAAGAAACTATCTTTACAAAATCAGCGCCACTCCAGGCCGCCAGGCATCTTTCACCTGCGGCAATCGTGATGCCAGTGGTTGGACCCGTGCCGCGCAGCACAATCGAGCCAGTGCCTTCGTTGATCACAATGTAAGGCTTGCTCTGGGCAGGTGCGGTTATGTTGCGTGTAGTAGCACCGTTACTTGCTGTCCAGCGGATAACAGCTTGACGGGCCTGGTTAGCTGCAAGCGCGGTAGTGGTCAGCGTCACATCTGCATCGGCGCTCAATGCGGTCGTGCCCGCGATAGCGGAATCCAACAAAGACGTAATAGAATCGTTGACAACGGTGCCCCATGTTCCATTGAGCTCTCCGTTAACCGGCAGAGCCAGTCCAAGCAGCGTGGTATTTCCTGTTGTCATTTTGACTCCTTACGTCCGCAACAATGCTATTTCAGATTTTACAGCGTCAAGCTGCTCTTTCAACTCTTGGATTGCTTTAACCAAGACGGGTATCAAAGTCCCTGCAGATGCTTCCAGTTTTTCTGGGTTGTCTGTGTAAAGAAGGTTGGGCACGGTAATGCCTGTTTGGTTTTGCGCGGCTTGCAACTCTTGCGCAATAAAACCAAACTCGCGGACACCGATCTTGCCCCCATCTCTCATGTTCCAGTCAAACGCAACAGGGCGCAGTGCTTGTACAAATGAAAGCCCCGCAGGGATGTCCATGATGTTCGTTTTGTCCCGCGCATCAGACAGCGAGGTGATGGTTGTTACTTGACAACGCAGAGTTGCAATTGAAGAGTTTCCAAGCGTAATGGCATTGCTTGCGGTTTGCGAAGCTCCAACAGCACCGTTTCCAATAAAAGTATTATTGTTTCCAGTGGTGTTTGAATTAACTCCGTTGAGATAACCCGCAAAGTGCCCAATAGCTGTGTTATCCATACCCGTAGTGTTGTCACGTAATGCGGAAATCCCTATGGCAACACAGCTGTACACATCGTTGCCAGAGGTGCTACGTAATGCAAAATCTCCAATCGCAATGTTATTGTCGCCACCGGGGCTTTGGAATAGCGCATTTCCAATAGCTATGTTGTTGTCGCCGTTGGTGTTGGCGAACAGAGCACCAGCTCCAATAGCGGTGTTTTTGAACCCCGATGTATTGGCCCACATTGCGTTTGTGCCTAATGCGGTATTGTCGTACCCCGACGAATTAACCCTTCCTGCGTTGTAGCCTATAAACGTACTGCCAAGACCAAAACTAGACGCTCCTGCGCTAAACCCAAGGGCAGTCAACTCCCCGGCAGGGAAGGATTCGGTAATACCTATAAGCGTCCCGCCCCCGCCAGAAGCGTTGATTGTTTGGTTGGGCCACGATCCAGAAATAGTGACGTTGGTTCCAGCAACCAAACTTGGGGTTGTTGTTCCCGTGCCTCCGTTGGCAACCGCAAGAGTTCCGGCCAGAGTAACTGTGCCGCTTGTGGTTATAGGCCCGCCACTCGTCGTCAGCCCAGTCGTGCCTCCAGAAATCGCAACGCTTGTAACGGTGCCGCCTGAGTTGGTGTCTGTCCAAGGCACATTAACAACACCCTGGCCTGCCGCATTGACTTGCAAAGCATACGAGCGGGACGCCGTAGAAGACACTGCGTTTGGTGCAACCGTTTGCTGCGTGTCCGAACCCAACTCAATCAAACCGAGAGTCGTGGACGTGGCAAGACTGTACGTGGTGTCTGTCCAGGGCACGTTGACCACGCCTTGACCTGCCGCATTAAGTTGAAGGCCGTAGGTTCTTAATGCGGTGGCTGTAACGGCGTTGGCTGCAACTGATTGTGCGGTGTCGGATGCCAACTCAATCAAGCCGGGAGAGGTTGAAGTGGCAAGGCTGTATGCGACGCTTGTGATTGTGAAGTTGGGGTATGTGCCGCTGATGCTGGTTGAGCCTGCACCTGTCAATGCAACAGTTTGGTCTGGTGCGCTGTTTGTGACTGTGATTGCCCCTGCGCCGTTTGTGATGGAAACGCCAGTGCCTGCAGTCAGGGTAGCTTTGGCCAGCGTGTTGCCCGTGGTATTTCCAATCAGCAATTGACCATTGGTATAGGTTGTTTGACCTGTACCGC